GTTCCCTATTGTTCAGACAGAATTATTTGAAATTGACTATAAGGGTGACACCATTAAGTTTTATATGGCTGCAGATAGTGAAAAAGGATCAAGAGCAAGAATATATGCAAAGAGCCAAACTTCAGGTCTACCATTTAATGGAATAGCATACTACTGGAATGGAACCTTGGTAAGAGAGCCAGTTATAACAATTAAGGAGTGGGGAGTTCTAGGAATTGCATTTGGAACAGCCTTAAACTTTGATGCTTATCTTGGCGGGATTAATCTAACAGGACCAATGCTATTTAATAATATAGCATACTATCAGGCTAATAACCTACAACAGGTTCAAAGTACTATTACAAGACCTTGGCTTAGGGTTAAAACTGAGGGAGTTACAAATTATCAGTGGCAATATTGGTTAAACAACTTCACTTGGGAAGGCGTTTTGGTTGTTGAGGCTTCAGATCTTTATGGAGTAAATCCAGCAGACGTATATAAAACATACCTTGGAACTAATAAGATTATTATTGATGACTCAGAAGGTATGATTTTTGATGCAGAAAAACTAAGAATTTATACAGATACAGATTGGCAGACTGTAGTCAAGATTCCAGTATAGTATGCTATACTTGTGGTTATGGATAATGAGATTCTTAAAAAAGTTGGCAATGTCCGACGCAAAGTCATAGAAAAAGACTACAATTGGGGCTTGTACGTGTACAAAAAGTCAGATGGAAACTGGTTTACTGACGGAAGTGGTAGCATCTTAAACATACCTTCAGAGCGTGGAGATATTTCCAAGATTTCAGAACTAAGAAAAGCGGCACTGCATTATGGTGATGATGGTGAAGGAAAGCCTGTTTTTGTCCCTGGACTAACTAGAATTAGCGAAGAAGAGCATTCTGAGCAAATAGATAGAATGAAGAACGGTTTGATTCCTTCTATGAACGACCATGGTGCTTGGGTAGCAGCACGACAAACCTATGATAAGTATGGTAGCAATGACTGATGACTATGTAAGAGTTGGATTAAATACTCAACTAAAAGAAGATAACCCATTTAGAGACCAAGATCCTTTTATTAAGTCTTGGGATAACCTAAAAGACTATAATGGATTAAATCAAAACTTTCGTAGAAAAACTTCACGGAATGTAGCAAAGGCAGTAGTAGTTGCAACAGATGCATACCTTGATTCAGCAAATGCAACACCTTCTGGTGTAGATGCATCATCAAAGGCTATTAATCCTGGCACGGTATATCGTAATGGATATGGCTTATTTGATGTAATTACCCCACCATACAATATGTATGAATTAGCAAACTTTTATGATACTTCTTTTGCTAATCATGCTGCAATTGATGCCAAGGTAGAGAATGTCGTTGGTTTAGGATATCGTTTTGATTTAGCGGATAGAACAATGCTAAGGTTTGAAATGAATGATGATCAAGCAGCAACAGACCGTGCTCGTCGTCGTATTGAAAGAATGAAACTTGAATTAAAAGATTGGCTTGAAAATCTTAATGATGATGACTCATTTACAAAAACTATGGAAAAATTTTATACAGATGTTCAGGCTACAGGAAATGGCTTCCTTGAAATTGGAAGAACTGTAACTGGAGATATTGGGTACATAGGTCATATTCCAGCAACAACTGTTCGTGTTAGACGTCTACATGATGGCTTTGTTCAGATCATTGGAAACTCTGTAGTTTACTTTAGAAATTTTGGGGCTAAGAATCAAAATCCAATGACTGCAGATTCACGTCCAAATGAGATCATTCATTATAAAGAATACTCACCATTAAACACCTATTATGGTATTCCAGATATTATTGCTGCTTTACCATCTCTTGTTGGAGATCAACTTGCATCACAATATAATATTGACTACTTTGAAAACAAGGCTGTTCCAAGATATGTTGTAACTCTAAAGGGTGCCAAGTTATCTGCTGATGGAGAAGACAAGATGTTTAGGTTCCTTCAAACTGGTCTAAAGTCTCAATCACACAGAACCTTATATATCCCACTTCCTGGCGATACAGATCAAAATAAGGTTGAGTTTAAAATGGAGGCTGTTGAAAACGGCATTCAAGATGGCTCATTTAAAGAATATCGTAAACAAAATCGTGATGACATCCTTATTGCTCACCAAGTTCCAATATCTAAACTTGGAGGTGCTGACTCAGGCATTGCAGCAGCCCTTTCTCAAGACAGAACATTTAAAGAACAGGTTTCTCGTCCAGCACAAAAACATATAGAAAAGGTTGTTAATAAGATTATTAAAGAAAAAACAGATATTCTTGAACTTAAATTTAATGAACTTACCTTGACTGATGAAATTGCTCAATCACAAATTCTTGAAAGATATGTTAAAACTCAGGTTATGACTCCAAATGAGGCTCGTGAGAAGTTAGATTTGCCACAAAGGGCAGATGGAGACGAACCATTCATTATGTCACCACGTCAAGCAACTGACTCCAGAGCAAATCTGGCAGGGAACCGTCAAAGAGATACTGAAAGAACTAATAATAATTCAGACTCTACAACAACAGTCGCTGGACGCAATCCACAAGGAGAAGGTAGATCATCTCAATAGTTGAGATAAGTTAAAAAATGTTTGGTATAATGGTAACGATATGTTAATAAATAAGGCTCATTGGGTGACTAATGGCGACAACGTTCGTCTATCGATGCCTATTGGAAAAGTTGATATTGAACGCCGTATGGTGTCAGGTTTTGCCACTCTTGATAATATTGATAAGCAGGGTGACATTGTAACAACAGAATCTAGTATAAACGCATTTAAGAATTTCCGTGGAAATCTACGTGAAATGCACCAGCCTTCAGCAGTAGGAAAGATTGTATCTTTTAAAGAAGATCGCTACTTTGATCCAAACACAAAAAAGTTTTATAGTGGAGTATATGTTTCAGCATATGTTTCTAAGGGTGCACAGGATGCTTGGGAAAAGGTTCTTGATGGAACTTATACTGGTTTTTCTATCGGCGGGAACATTAAAACTTGGGATGATGCATTTAATGAAGAAATGGATAAGAGTATCCGTGTTATTAAAGAATATGACTTATATGAACTATCTTTAGTTGACTCACCAGCAAACCAATTTGCAAGTATTGTATCAATTGAAAAACAAAATGGTCACAATGTTATTAGTGGCTTAATTTCAAAAGTAGATACAGAAAACATTTTTTATGATCAAGATTCTGGCATGGTAATTGTTTCAGATGCTGAATCTGTTAATCATCCAATTACTGAAAAACAAATGAAAAACATTGGTTTTGTTGAAAAGAATGATAATGAAAAAGCAGAAATGATAAAGTTCTTAGTTGATAGTGCTAAAGGCATTAGTACAATTAAGATTACAAAGGAGGTTAGTCCTATGAATGAAACAACAGAAACAGCAGAAGTTGCTGCAGTTGAAGAAATTCAGGTCGCTCCAGAGGCACAGCCAGCAGAAGTTGTAGAAACTCCTGCAGTCGCTGATATTGCACCAGCAGTTGAAGAACTAGCAGTTGCTAAGTCAGATGATGGTAGTGCAGATTCTTCTGTAGAAAAAACAGAAGAGGGAGAAGTTGTTGCAACAGAAACTGTTGTAGCAAAGTCTGATGAAACAATTGTTGAGGCAGTTGCAGAAATCAAGAATTCTCTTACAAATGCCTTTGGCGATCTTGCAACAACTATTAAGTCTCTTAACGAGCAAATTGTTGCACTACACAAATCTCTTGACGCAGTATCAGGTGAGGTTAAAACCGTATCTGATGATGTAAAAAATGTCAAGGGAGTTTTTAATGAGTTTGGCAAGCGAGTAGATGCCGTAGAGCAAGATACCGCTTTCCGCAAGTCTGGCGATCTAGGCGAGATCGTGCAGTTTGAGCCTACCAAGGTTCAGAAATCCCTATGGGGCGGTCGTTTCCTCACAAATACCGACCTATTTAACTAAGGTAAAAATCACTAGGAGGTGAACAATATGTCGGAACAAAATAATAATCTAGAAAAGAACTATCCAGGGTCAGGCGGAGCAGGCGCAGAGATTAACTCTCAAGGCTCATTCGTATCTGGTGGTGTTGGTAGTGCAACTGGTTTGGACTCTGCAGCAGCGTCTGTAGGATCACAACTCGGTAACACAGCAACAGCAGCCTTCGGATCAACATCTGGAGCAAATGCAGTAACACCAACAGGTGTTGCAGGTGGTATTCTAGCACCAGAGCAGGCTCGTCGCTTCATCGACTACGTGTGGGATGCAACAGTTCTCGCCAAAGACGGTCGTAAAGTTACAATGCGTGCTAACACAATGGAAATCGAAAAGGTTAACGTTGGAGAGCGTGTAATCCGTGCTGCTGCTCAAGGAGCACCAGACTACACAAACATCGGCGCTACATTTTCAAAAGTAGAATTGACAACCAAGAAGATTCGTCTTGACTGGGAAGTCTCTACTGAAGCATTAGAAGACAATATTGAAGGCGGTGCACTTGAAGATCATCTAGTTCGCTTGATGACCAATGCTTTCGCAAACGATATTGAAGATCTTGCTATTAATGGTGTAGGATCAGGCAACGATGCCTTCCTATCCATCATGCCTGGCTTCGTTCGTCAGGTAAACCAAGTTCAGGGCAATGATGCACATGAATATGCTGCAACAGTTACTGATAACAACTACACAACATCAGTTATGCAGGGCTTGCTTCTAGCAATGCCACGCAAGTATCGTGCACTTAAGTCAAACCTTAAGTTCTACGCTGGTACTGATGCTTTTGCTGGTATCGTTCGCAATAACGGTACTCTTGCAGATGCAATCTCAGCATCATTTGCTGATCGCATTGGTAGCACACAAGCAAACCGTCAAGAATTCCTTGATGGAACTGCACAAACACTAGGTAACTCACGTACAACTCGTGTACTTGGTGTAGATGTTCTTGAGGTTCCTTACTACCCTGCAGGTTATGTCGACTTGACATTCCCTCAGAACCGTGTATGGGGCTTCCAACGTGATATCACAGTAAATCGTGAATATCGTGCTAAGAAGGACACAATCGAATACACAGTATTCGTACGCTTTGGTATTCAATGGGAAGAACTAGATGCAGTCGCTTATGTCGACTCAGATAGCACTGACTCATAAAGATTAACCAATAATTATAAGGGAGGGCGGCATCAAAACCGCTCTCCTTTATTCTTTTCTGGTATAATTACAATTAAGCATAGGAGAATTATGAAACCAACAATGGAACAATTAGCAAAACAAACCGTTATGGAATTAAAGTCATATGCTAAAAAGAACGGTATTGATCTATATGGGTCAAATACTAAGTTAGAAATATTAGAAGTTATTGCATCATTTTTCCCACCATCAATAAACGGTATTGAAATAAAGCCAGAAGATCCAAAAGAAAAGGTTGCAATCTAC